AACACTGGGTCAAACATCATTAAAGCGTCGTGGTAATTGGTAAAGAATCCATTTTCGCTCAATACCGCTGGCATATTTGTTTGGGTAATGACAAAGAAACTTTCTTCCTTATCTTTGTCCCCGTCCGTGGTATCCATGCGATAAACCCATTTGGGAAAAGCCTCCTGAACTTCGTTAAAAAGAAATTCCGCGTAAATGTCCGACCTTGTTTTGCCCTTGCTCGTGAAAACCTCAAAGCCCCTTGCATTGGGCGAAGCCGCCGCGTTGCCGTGAATGCTGAGGTATAATGAATCTTCGTAATTTTTCGCGTTAATATTTGCCTTCGCCACGCGCTTTGCCAAAGTTAAATCCAAGACAGGATCGTAAACGCGAACCACGGGAAAACCCCAGTCAATTAAATACTGCTCAATCTTTGCCGCAACTTCGCGGTTAAACACGCCCTCAAAGAACCACCCGTAACCATGGAACTTTGCGTTGTTATGCTGAGCGCACTTTGATGGGTACGTGGTATAATTGTAAGGTAATTTTTTCTTTGCGTCAATGCCTCCATGACCAGCGTCGATGAAGATACAAAATTTAGATGCTTTCATATTTTGATATTTTTAAGGGCGATGCAAGTCAATGCACCGCCCTGATAGTCGCCCAAGGTAGCGATTCTTCTGCGCCTATAATTTAAAACCAATTAATGCGAAAGCTGCACCAATGATGCCAAACTTTGCAGGTAATTGCACTTCAATTTCTTTGCCTCCGCACTCTCTGGAAGTTTCTTTTATCTTATCCCAAATTATTTGTGCTAACTTAACATATTCGCGCCATGTAAATTTAACCTTATTTTCGGTTAATAATACATTGACTTCTGAAGATAGTTCTGCTATGTTCATTGCATAGCAACTAATATCACCAAGTGGCGATTTAACTGTGTCGGCTGATTTTAACGCCTCTTTAAAATTGGTTTGCATATTATTTATTTTTAACGGTTAAAAAATCGGGTGACAAGCGTCGCTAAATTAACGCCTGTTATTCGTCTTATGTTTTCAGCAATACTATACAACTCCGTCATGGCTATTAGAAAACTTGCCATATAAGTGATAGGTACTGGTAAACTAAAAGTATTTTTTGCAGCCTCAAATATCATGATGCCAACAAAATATACAGCGATCTTTTCCGATGTTCGGTAAAGACCACGGCTATTTATCTTTTGCCCTTCCTTTCTTGCAGCCTTTATCCCTGTAACCATGTCGGCAAATACAACCGCCACCGTAAATAGGAGAAATCCCTTTATGGGTATGAAAAAAGAAAAGACCCAGCCACAACATATTGCGTAAGCTATTTTTTCATAACCCATGTGAAGGAGGTTGTAAATTGTTGTTTTCATCTGTTTTATTTATTAATTGCCGCTTCTTTGCATGATAATCCAGTTAGTACCATCACTAACAAGCGTTACTGCTTTGTTATTTGTTGTATTTAAAATTGCTGTACCTGCACTGCTAGTGGGAGGCGATGTAAAAGGAATAACATTTGAAGAAAATGATATGATTTGTCCTGCACCTGTTTGGCGAATATGCAACTCTTTACCTGGATAAGTAGCTGCATTAGGCAGTGTTATTGTAGTTAAAACACTTGTATTTACATCCTGCCATGTAGTATTTACACTTACTGTAAATGATGAACTGGTAGAGTATGCATAATTTCTTTCTAACCAATTAGTTTTTACCCTTCCTCCAAATGTGCCTGTTGAAGTAACGTCTAATGTTCCCGTAAATGTTTTGTTTCCCGCAAAACTTTGAGTAGTTGTATTTACTACACCTGATGATCCGGTGCCTGCATCGGCAATAGTAATATTTGGAGTAGTGCCTCCAGATGATGACAATGGAGTAGAAGCAGTAACACTTGTAACGCCTCCGCTTGTTGCGCTTAATATACCTCCAGATAAAGATAAACCACTACCTAATGTAACTGTAGCAAATCTATCTGTGGATGATAATCCTGCAAGCCTTGTAGCTTGATAGGTGTAATTCTTAAAAAAAGCTATTCCATTGAATTGAGCATACCCTTCAAATATTTTATCCCCACTAAATTGCTGTGTTCCTGTTGAGCTAACAATTCCAGCCGTACCAAAAGCCGCAGTAGCTACACTTATGACTGGTGTTGTACCTCCTGATGATGATATTGCACCAGTGCCACCAACAGAAGTAACAGTGCCAGTAGGAATGGCCTGCGTAGAAAGTAATCCGCCTGACCCTGCAACAACCATGCGAGAGCCTGTGCCTGCAAGGTTAGACAATGTCGTTGCGCCTGTGACATCGAGAGTGCCACCGATGCTTGTATTACTACCTAAATAATTATTACCGCTTCCTGTTTGATAAATGCCATAATCTCCACCTGATGCCGTATTTACATATAATCCATAATTATTTCCGCCAACAATTGATGTATTATTAAAATAACCCGCGTAAGTTGAACCATTTGAACCACTTCCTGACGCTGAAATTTCACCTATAACACCATAAGCAACACCAGGACCATTTACATCGCTCTGAGTTGCTTTGCCTTTAATTCCTATTGCAGTTGAATAAATTGTAGATGCTTCAGATAACATGCCAGTAGATGTATATCCTGATGTATTTACATGTGAATAAATACCAGTAACATTTTGGTTTACACCTAAACTTGATTGATTATATGTAACTTTTAAAGTGCTATCTTGAAAATTATTCCCTCCGTTATTTGTATTAATATCAAGAGATCCCGTTAACGTCCCCCCTGTCAATGGCAAATAACTATTAGCCGCTACGCCCGTGCGCAAATAATTTGTAAGCATTGAAGCAGTATCACTTACCAAAAGAGCTGCCGTTGTATCTCGCCAAAGTCCACCAGTATAATACAAAGAAGCCTTTTCAATAGGTGATGAAATTCGCAAGTCGTGAAGCTCGTTTAATTTATATCCCGATGCTACCCGTATAGCTATTGTTCCATTATTTACCGAACTATTAATACAAAAGCCAATAGGCATATCAATATTAGGTGCAACGGGTTCAACGTCTGTCCAAACACCTGCCACCGTTGGCGAAGGGTAAAGGATGGCACCAGCCGCAAAGGTATCAGTGTTAATTTGTCTTATTTTGCCAAATGAAATAACATACCCATCTTCCCCGTCTGTTAAGTCGTGTGCCGTTATTCCAAGTAAATATTTTGCATCGATTGAGCCGTTGGCTATGAATTTCGCAACAGTGATTCTCCCACTTGCGCCGACCGCGCCATTAGCATATACAAGGCTGCCTTTGGTAATGGTTGAGCCTGTTTGATTTTTTACAAGCCAAAAGTTTTTAAATCCAAGTTCATTGGGTACATTGTCATTTAATCCAAGTACCACCGTCGCCAAGTCACTATCCCATCGCATCTTTGCCGTATCGACATTATTTGTAGGTACACCTACATTAAAAAACAATGAATCTACAGGCTGGGTGAAATTATTATTTATAATAACAGTCCCACTATTATTGAATAACCAACCTCCTTTAGTTTTAACATAGCTATATAGCACATTATTTATAGTGTCGTAAATGTGATAAGCGTTGTTTAATCCGCTTGATTTGATTGTGGTTGTATCATTTGACCTGCCTCTAAAAACAAGCCCGTCGCCCGTCGTTTGATAACCAAGCCGTTGGTTGTTTCCTGTAGTTGGATATTGGGCAATGGCAAAGGTAGAAGCTAAAATAATAAATGCAAGAACAAGACTCTGTCTTTTATTACCAGATTTGTTTATTAACTTCTTACCGACATTTAAAAGCAGCTCACGCACCAAAGTCAATGCAACTTCACCCATGGCTTAGTTCTTCAATTAAAGCGTCTGCCGTATCGACCGCACTTTCAACAATGCGCTCAATTTTAATATCAAGCCCATCTTTGTTGCTTATTATCCCTTGCATTGCCATTGATGCAAAATACTCACGTTTTGTTAAGCCGTTGTTAGGTAAATCAATCGCACCATCAGGATGATAAAAAGCTGCTTTTGAAAATGCAGGTGAATCACTGTGTGTTTTATTATTTTCCATGTTTCATATAATTTTTAGCCTGTAAAGCAAGGGTAAAACAATCTATTTCGTCCTGACTTATTTTGGCTGGTTTAAAATTTGGTTCAAATTTGTAGCCTTCGTTCTGAAAGACTTTCATAAATATTTCCTTACCCCATTTTTTCCCCTTTTGTTCCGGGGAAATATTGTAACCTTCGCACCCATTTTCTTTAATCCATTCATAGGCTATTCTCGATGCTCCTTGATTCATACCTACGTTTCGGGACATTTTAGAAAGAATAGCACGGTTAATAGAATTGTGAAAAGTTAAGTTTTGAAGGCTGGAATCTTCAACCAGTATAACAGGGTGTTCATATTGTTTCCACTTTGGAACATCAAGGATAAAATCTACAAACCTTTTATATTTTTTAAATTCAACCTCTTTGTTTGGCTTAATAAAACAGGCTGCCATTCCGTTTAATCTTATTGCTGGGTCAACCCCTATGTATGTTCTCATTTGTTTTTAATTATTTCAATCATTTTTTGCAAGCCTGCAAGTTGAGCTTCTTCGTAGTTGTCGTAAAAACCGACATTGGTATACATAGTTTTATTATCAATAACTCCACTATATTGTTTAATTGTATTTTCATTATACTTAGAATAAATAGTATTTATACTAATATCTATATTATGTTTTTCTCTAATCCATTTAAAAGCTTGCTGGTATAATGGTGCTAAAGTAAATCCTAATTTTTTATTTCCCGAGTACGTCCAGGCATTACGTACGTCAATTGCTAAATGTGTTCTTAGGTTACTAGTAAGTTCATAATAATATGTAAGACAAGGCTCATTATATCCAAGTTCTTTAAGTTTTAAAGCAATTTCATAACTTACAAATTCTTTTTCCATAATTAAAACATTGATAATTGAAATGAAGTAATATTTCTTTTAAAATTCTTAGGTGCTTCTTCATTGTCATTCTTAACAATGATTTTACGCCTTTTTCTTTTTATAATTTTTGGCTCATTGATACCGTATGCCTCAACTCCTTTATCTACAAAATTTATTTCCAAAAGATAGCCAAAAACTATAATAGTTCCAACAAATAAAAACATGGTTATATATTCCCCACCTTCGTAATGTTCTTGCAATCCAAAAAATATTTCTTAATCCAACTAAAGGTAGAAGTACTTACCCACCTAAAATAGCATTAGGAGCGACTATTGTGGCTTTAATAGAAATATTTTTTGGATTGCAAGAACATTACGAAGTAGGGGA